CTAAATAATGGCTAGACCAACAGGAACTACTAGCGTCACAGGTAATAATTACAATACCGATAACGGAACGGGTGCTGCGGTTCGTCAAAAGATTAATGAAATATTTACAGCCTTAAGAACTCTTAGTTCTGGAAGTACCGATCCATCAGGAGCAGCAAATATAGCTCAGTATCAGCCTCACATAAATACTTCTACTAACGAATTAAAAATAGCAACATCAGTTTCGGGAGATGCAGCACAATATGTGATTTTAGGAAAAGTAAACGAAGCAAACTTTGGTCATGTTGTAGCAGCAAGTCCTACGATGACAGGCGATGTTACGATGTCATCTAATGGATTTTTACTTGTTCCAAAGGGAAGTAATGCACAGCAACCTGGAGCAGCTAATCAACCACAAGCAGAAGCAGGACAGTTTAGATACAATACTGATACCAATCAATTTGAAGGATATACAAGTTCTTGGGGTGCTATTGGTGGAGGCGGTGGAGCTACTGGAGGTGGCACGGATGAGGTGTTCCTAGAGACAGGCCAAAATGTTACAGAAGACTATACTTTATCTAGCGGTAAAAATGCGATCACAGTATCGCCTACAATAGCTGCGGGTAAACAAATTGTCGTGCCAAATGGTGCAACCCTTGTTATCTTATAATTATGCCAGTAACAATCAACGGATCAGGTTCAATAACAGGTATCATAGCAGGAGGTTTACCTGATGGTTGCGTATTAGATGCAGATATAAATGGAATGGCAGCTTCTAAATTAACAGGAGCTTTACCTGCAATATCGGGTGCTAGTTTGACAGGAATTTCTGCTGGAATAACAGAAGCAGATATTTGGAGAATTGATACAACATTCGATCAATCAACTGGCGCAGACATTACTTCTAATTGGGCAAGAGCTTCATGGAGTAGTGGTTCTTTGCATGGATATAAAGGTACAGGAATGACACAAAATTCTGGTATTTTTTCTTTTCCTTCAACAGGTTATTGGTATATAGAAGGTCGATTAGGGTATCATGCTAGGACAGGGGTTTCATCAGGTGTAGGTTTAGAGATAAAAGGAACTTCAGATGGTAGCAATTATTTTAATCTTGTTAGTTCTTGGGATACCGCAGTTTTTCAAAGTGGTTATTATGAATGGGGTCACATGAATTGTTCTACAATAATTGATGTAACTAGCACTACTAACTGCAAAGTTAAATTTCGTACTGAAGCAAGTAATAATCAAGTTAGGTTTTATGAAAATGCTGGTGGTCATAATAATGGTTTTATATTTTTAAGAATAGGAGATACATAATATGAGATTTCCTGATGGTAAGCCAGATCACATTGAAGACTATCTTGTAACTGTAAGGACAGGACAATGGTTTGGCTGGTCTGATGCAAACAATAAAATTTATGCAAATTTAATAGTCCATGATGGAGGAACTAAACCAACTGAAAAACAGTGTACAGATGGACTTGCAACTTTAGTAGCTGAATGGGAATTAGAATTTGATAGTTATAGATCAAAAAGAAGAGCAGAATATCCAAGATTTGAAGAACAATTCGACCAGATATATAATGAAGGAATAGATGCTTGGAAGGCTACAATTAAAACTATCAAAGACAAATATCCTAAATCATGAGCAAAATATCACTAAAACACTCAGGCGGTAATGTTGTTTCACTCAACGCTCCAACCAATGCTCCAGGTTCACCAGATGTAGCATTTAAACTACCAAATGCTGATGGATCAGCTGGTCAGTTTATGAAAACTGATGGTTCTGGCAATCTAAGTTTTGATGCTGTTGCTGCTGGTGGAATTACGATGATTGATACTTATGCTTTGAGTTCTAGTCAGGTTATGTCAGGAGCAACTTGGAATTATGTGAAAACAAATTTTTCACGAGTAAATGGTGTTTATGGAACTATGAATGTGACAGGATTAGGTACGGGATTAAGCACCACTACAAATACTGCTGCAACAAATTTCAGTTTTCCTTCTACTGGATACTATGAAATAACATTTACTTCCTGTACTTATGTAAGCTCTTCAAGTTCATCTGATTATCTTTATGCAGCGATATTTGTAGCTAGGGATGGAAGTAGTTTTGATAATGTAATACAGTCCGTAAATGCTATAAGAGGTAATGCAAATACTATTTATGAAACACAAGTTACAAAAGCAATAATTGATGTTACTAATACAACTAATGATAAATTTTATTTAGCAGTACAACCAGAAGTTGCTAGTGTTTTATTAGGATCAAATGATAAATTTTATACATATTTACAAGTCAAAAAATTAGCGGATACATAAAATGCGATTTCCAGACGGCAGACCAGATCACATAGAAGATTACCTTATAACTGTAAGAACAGGAGCTTGGTTTAGTTGGTCTGATATAAATAATAAAGTTTATTCAAATTTAATTGTTAATGATGAAGGTTCTAAGCCTACTGAAACCGATTGCACAAATGGTTTAAAAGCTTTACAAGATGCTTGGGACTTAGAAAACGATAGCTATAAAACAAAAAGAAGAAAATCTTACGATAGTCTCGCTAACCAATTAGATATGTTGTATAAGGATATTGTTGCGGGTAAACTAGACACAACTGGAACGTGGGCTACTCACATCAAAGCTGTAAAAGACGCTAATCCCAAGCCATGAGCACATTAAAAGTCACTAACGTAAAACACGAAACAAGCGGAATAAATACCCTTGTATTTGATAATGGTGGATCGTCTAATGGTAACGGAAGGGTTACTACAAAAGGAACTATCGGAGAAGTTTCTGCACTAGGAAACATATCAGGAGATACTACTTTAGATTTTAAAACTGCAAATAATTTTTCAATGACCTTAACAGGCACATCAAGATTAATGAATCCTACAACTTTAGTTGCTGGTCAATCTGGTGTTTTGTTTATTTCACAAGATTCCAATGGCAGTAGATTACTGTCATATCAAGATTATTGGGATTTCCCAGATGGAGGAACGGCCCCTGTTTTAACTACAACAGCAAATGCAGTAGATATGATTGTTTGGATCGCTCGATCATCTACTAAAATTTCTGCACAACTTGTAGCAAATTTTGTCTAATGAGCAGTATAGGAAGTCCATCACCTTTCTTTCTAGCAGGAAAGAAGGCATTTGCAGTAGAACGTAGTTTAAGATTTGATAATAACCAACTTCCATTAACAAGAACTCCAAGTAGTACTTCTAATAGAAAAACTATGACTTTTAGTTTATGGTTTAAAAGGGCGGTTGATACTAATTTCAATAGTTTTCTTATTGGTTACGGAAATCCAAGTAATAGACATGGATTAGATTTTGTTTCTGGTGGACAATTAAGGTTATGGGGTAATTACAACGGCTCTGTAGCTTTAACAGTTCAGCCCACACAAGTTTTTACAGATTTTGCTGCTTGGTATCATTTTGTTTTAGCCATAGATACAACACAAGGAACTGCTAGTAATAGAGTAAAGATGTATGTAAATGGTTCACAAATCACTGATTTTGCAACGGCTAATTACCCTGCTCAAGATTTTGAATTTGATTTTAATAATCAATATGCAACAACTCAAATAGGTAGTTATTCAAAAGCATATTTTGCCGAATTTCAAGAGATAGATGGACTTGCCTTAGATCCTTCATATTTTGGAGAGACAGATCTAATAACAGGCCAATGGAATCCTAAAAAGTATGTTGGAAATTACGGAACAAATGGATTTTATTTGAATTTTTCAGACGATACTTCTACTTCGGCTCTTGGCACAGATTCAAGCGGCAATAGCAATAATTTTACAGTAAATAATTTATCTGTTACTGCTGGTGTTGATAATGATTCAGTAAAAGATACACCTACTAATAATTTTTGTACTTTAAATCCTTTAAGCAACGGAACTGGTGCAAATCCATCTAACGGAAATCTTGATTTTGCAACTACTTCATCAGCAACAGGAACAATGGATACTACCATACCAATTAGTAGTGGTAAATGGTATTGCGAAGTTACAATTATAACTGGTAGTAATAATGGTGCAGTAGGTATTAGATCAATAGATCAATTATCAACAGCGAGTGACACTCTTGGCAGTGAGAATTTAGATTATGCCTACAGAGGAAATGGTCAAAAGTTTAACAGCAATTCAAAAACAAGTTACGGAAGTTCTTATACATCAAATGACGTTATAGGAATTGCTCTTGATTTAGATGGTGGCACAATAAAATTTTTTAAAAACAATTCTGACCAAGGAACTGCATTTAGTAGCATTAGTGGAACTTATGTTTTTGCAATTGGAGATGATAATACCTCTTCAGCATTTAATGGATCATTGAATTTTGGACAAAGAACATTTACTTATACACCACCATCAGGATTTAAAACATTATGCACAGCAAACTTACCCGACCCAACAATATTATTTCCTAATAAACATTTTGATACTTTGCTTTGGACAGCAAATGCTTCAACACAAGTTGTAACTGGTTTGAATTTTCAACCAGATTGGGTTTGGGGAAAAAGTAGAGATGATACTTATGACCATGAAGTTTATGATAGTGTCAGAGGACCGCTTAAAAGACTTAAACCTAATTCAACTGGTCAAGAATTAACTAATGCCCAAAATTTACAGTCATTTAATAGTGCTGGAGGCGGAACTTCTGGTGGTTTTACTTTAGGTTCAGCAACAAATATGAACTACAATAGTGGTTCTGATATTGTTTCCTGGAACTGGAACGCTGGCGATACCGATGGCAAAACTTATATAGTAAAAGTTCACGATTTTTCTGGAAATAATAGGTATATTTTTGATGATTTTCAGACTCAAGCTGTAACTCTTGACCTTGCTGAAGGTGGTACTTACATCTTTAACATGGATGATGCTTCAAATGCTTCTCATCCATTTATGATTGGAACAACAGCTAATGATAATACAACAGCTTTCAGTTCTGGAATTGTTTATAAATTAGATGGAGTTGTTAAAACATTTGCACAATATCATGCTGGATTTGCAGCAGCAACAACTAGAAGATTAGAATTTACAATACCAGCTTCAACAAATAATTTATTCTATTTTTGTTATGTTCATTCTGGGATGGGTGGAGCGATTAATACAAACTCAACTCTTGGATCAAGTAATTTTGATGGCTCAACACAAACAATTGTAAAAGCAAATACAACAGCAGGATTTTCGATTGTCAGTTATACAGGTAATGATACGTCAGGATCAACTATTGGACATGGTTTAGGAGCTATACCGCAAATTACTATAATTAAAAGAAGAATAGCTTCTGAAGATTGGATGTTTGGAATAGGTCATATATTAGGAAGTGGGAAAGAAGGTCATTATGTAAAACTAAATGCAACTGAGCCAGAAGGTGTTGGAAGTGGTCCTTTTGCAAGTACAAATTCCTCTTCTACAGTTGTCACTATTGGTGGAGATGTTGCCGTTAATGATAATGGAGAACCTTATATTTGTTATTGCTTTAGTGAAGTAGCAGGATATAGCAAATTTGGTCTATATAGAGGAAATGGAAATGCTGATGGCAGATTCATTTTTACAGGTTTTAGACCAGCATTTTTCATGTGCAAAGCCCTATCCTTTACAAAAGGTTGGCGAATGACTGATAGTAAAAGAGCTCCATTTAACAGAATTTTTAAATCTTTATTTCCAGAGTTAACTGCTGCGGAATATACATCAACTGGTACAAATGAACAAGGACAAGATTTTTTAAGTAATGGTGTTAAATTAAGAAGCACTAATACCAGAGATAATCGAAGCGGACACAATTACTTTTTTATGGCTTTTGCAGAATCTCCTTTCAAAAATGCAAGAGCAAGGTAATATAGAGTTATGGCTTTTAAATTAAACGGATCACCTTTAGCTATTGATGTTGCATTTAAAACATCTGATGGAACACAATACCCTGCTAACTGGTTAAGACTATCGACAGCACAGGAGAAAAAAGATCTTGGTATTACAGAGGTTGCTGACGCTCCAACATATGACTCACGTTTTTATAAAGGAGATGGTTCGGCAAAAGCACTTGATGATGTAAATGCAAAAGATGAAGAGGGTAATTTATTAAAAGATGAAAACGGAAATCAGGTTGTTACTTTGGGTGTTAAGTCAGTATTGAAGGCACAAGAAAAAGTTACTGCTGGTACTTTATTAGCCAAATATGATTGGTACGTTGTAAGAAAAGCTGAAAAATCTACTGCAATTCCTACTGCAATCACTACTTATCGTGATGGTGTAAGAACAGCTTGTGATACAAGGGAAAAAGAAATAGATGCTTGTGCAGATACCGCAGCTTTAGTTAGTTTGTATGGTGCAACTTACGATAAAGATGGCAAGTTTGAAAAATTCAACATGACACAATATCCAGAAGATCCTAACGAATAGATTCTTGCATTTGTCTTGTCATTAACCCCATAGTGACGTAGAGAGGGGATAGGGCTACAATAAGCAGTAATACAAGCACACTTGAAAAAGA